TGACGAAGTAATATTCAACATCAATGATGGGCAACTTCTCTATGTTCACACCTTCAGTAAGTGTGCAGTTATACAAAATGTCTTTAATGTTCTGTTGAATGGTAGACGATTCAGACGATTCAATCGCCATTAATAGATTTCTTTGTTCTTTAACAAGAAACGGTCTATATTTAATTTTAGTTTTTGAAACCGGCAACTCAATTTCATATGTCGGCACGTCAAGTTTTGGTAAAGCCATAATTAACTCCTATAATAAATTAATAAAATTATTACACATTCGGTAGTTGCCTTGGTGTCTGCTCGTTTGGTATTGAAGGTATATTTTGAGTCGCTAAGGAATTTGGAATTAAATTACCCGCTTGACCTAAAGCACCAATTGCATTACCACCTAAACCACCAATTGCATCAGAAACAGCTGCAATACCGGCATCAACCAATTGCATACCGTAAGCCTGCAACGAATTGTTCTGCCAGTATGTGTATGCAAAAGTAACTCTTAGTTTGTGATAACCATCAACCGCCCAATCTAAATCTAAAGCTTCAATAGAAACAGGATAAGCATCATATAAATTACAAGAATATGATATTTGATTCGTAACGTCATACTGATTTACAGTAATAACTGTTGCATAATCACCTTTGTATCTAAAATTGTAATTGTATTGTGGGTTGATAAAGTTTAACCAAGCGTCAAAAAATACCTTTTGGCTCATATCATCATCAACAATGAATGTTAATTGTATATCATTAAATGTTGTAAGATAAGGATATTTCTCAACAGGATTTGAACCAATCTTTTGTTCTGTTGTTGCCAAAGACCTGCCAGGTAAACTAGCACTTTCACACCGATAGTTCAAACTCTTTGCATTATTGACATAAGGTATCAAAGTTAATGGAACAGGAATGTTGACATCAAACTTATTTGGTCGTGCAATTTCTTTTCTAAAACTTGCTTTAAATTCGGTAATCGAACCTGCCATTTTGTTTCCTTATCGTATCTGCTCTAGTGATTCTTGCCACACCTGAGATGTGGAAGCTTTTCTAAACTGTTGAATTGGCAAGAATGCCGCAACGTCCCATTCATTTGGCTGCACGGCAAGTATTTTTGACTGAACATGGCTCATCAGATACTTTTTGAAGCATGGTTTAAACTCTTTAAACCGTCTGGAGGCGTTTAATATGTCGTAGGTGACATTCATACGCTGTATGTCTTTATTGCCGTCAACTACCGCAAAATCCATCAATTTATCCAAAAAGGCGACTCGGTACTGAATTGGTAAATAATGCAGGTTCAAACCAGTAAAACTATCTGCCTCAATGTTGAGTACCAATACCAATGGAAATCGGTCATAATATGGTAAATCTGCTTTTGTTTTTGGATCATAATAAAAGAAATATAAACCACCATTGTAAAAGTGATTACCTCTATCTTCTCGTGCAATCGTAGAAGCGATGCCTGTAGGATTACTAAGCGAACTAATCTTCTTGGTCATCCAACGATAAGCATCTCGGCTCATCGTTTGAAGTTCCGAAGCGGTTTTTTGTCTTGCTAGTTGTGTAAGTTTAGAGCTCAATATATTTCCAAGTGTTATAAATAGGTGTAGGCCACGATATTAACGGTATCCGCCTACTCTAACATTGTAAAGGAATGCCAGTATGAGTATTTATAAGCTCACCAAAGAAGAACAAAGAATAGTAGATATTAATCTTTGTAGACATTTCAACATAGAATATACACCAAGAGAATATGAGGACGTCTGCTTTGAATATAACCACAACGGTTGGGGTGGTGCAACTATGGGTACCACAGGTTACAAATACACAGAACAACAAAGAAAGAATATAAGCAATAGTTTAAAAGGTAAATGCAAAGGTTTTTCTGGAAAACATACTCTAGAAACAAAAAAGAAAATATCTTTAAAACAAACTGGTAAGAAAGCTTCCGAAGAAACAAAACTAAAGATGTCTAAAACACGAAAAGGAAAAGGACATTCAGAAGAAACTAAGCAAAAAATGCGAGAATTGGCTTTAATTAGGGAAGCACTAAAAAGACGGTAGGTGATCCTCCGTTAATATTACAAAGTCCCAGCCTCGGTCCGCACAATATTCTTTAGCTTGTTGCCACTTTGCCTGATTAACTCCCCAGGTTGTCACTTCCGTAATATATCGTTTTGTCACTCTTTTTTGTTTTTCTGGTGGCTGTGTCTGTTTTTTTGGTTTAACTTCAACCATCCATGTCTTTAAAATGCCATCTTTGGTACGAACTTTAATTATGAAATCAGGAAAGTATCTATGGTATCGGCCGTCTACTGGTGACATATAAGGAATGGCAGTTTCTTCACTTGACCACGAAACACACCAATCGGCTTTATCAAAATGATGCATAAACCTCACCTCCCACGAACTGCGGTAGATGATATTATTATAATCCCCAATGTATTTTTGGGGGTTAGAGGGTGTAAATCGTCCAGAATATGCCATAAATATAGTATTATGTATCTCTCTTTTAGGACAACCTAATGGCTATCATTTCAATACCAACATCCATCGGCGGTGTATCCATACCCGGTGCAGTAGTCAACGGACCACTTGGTGCTCTTTATCAAAACAAGTTTGGTCGAACCGATTTACAGTATCCAAGAGATTTGCAATCGGCCACCAGAGGCCATTATGTTCAGTTTACAATTGGTGAAATTAAACCAGCCACATTTAATGAAGTAACAGATAAACTTCTTGGTGCAGCCAAGTCAGCGGCCGCTGGAATCACAGATGCAATTACGAGTCCTTTAGAAACATACAATCAATTAGCTAGTGGTATTTCTAAGTTTCGTGAAGATCCGAACAGTATTTTAAAATCAGTTCAGTTCACTCAGCCAGAATTAAAAACAGTTGGAACAATTTCATTATATATTCCAGAAACAGTAAACTTTACATATGCAGCTCAGTATGACAAATTAAGTTTAGCCACTGCAGCACAACAAACACCTATTATTGGTAAAGCAGCTAAAACTGTTTTGGGAGCCATTAATTCAGGACCAGCCAAATTATTATTAAGAGGTCAAGGTTACGCTTTTAACCCACAACAACAAATTTTGTTTGAAGGTATTGATTTTAGAACTTATCAAATGGCTTTTACATTTACACCATATTCAAGACAAGAAGCCGCAACTGTAGAAAAGATTATTAAACTATTTAAAGTTCATGCCGCTCCTCGACTTGCTACAGGTTCAGCCGGTATGTTTTTTGTACCACCCTCTATTTTTACACCAAAATTCTTTTTTAATGGTCAAGAAAATAAAAAAATTAATAAGATAACAAAAAGTGTTATAGAAAATATTGATGTGAATTATGCACCAAATGGTTTTACCACTCAATCTGATGGTGCACCAACTCAAATTCAATTAACTATTAATTTTAAAGAAATCGAACTCTTGACAAGAGATAGAATAGAACAGGGATATTAAAATGCAATATTTTAATACATTACCAAAAATTATAAAGACAGACGCAAATCGTAATTCTGTTGTTATGACCGATTTGATGGCTCGGTGTTCCATTATACCTGAGATATTAAAAAATCCAATGGTGTATTATGACTACGATGTGCAAGATGGTGACACACCTGAAATTGTGGCATACAAATACTATGGTGATTCTTATCGATATTGGATTGTTTTATTTGCAAATCAAATAACAGACCCACAATGGGATTGGCCATTATCAACTAATGATTTTGATGCTTACATAGCAAATAAGTATACTTCATTTAATCCTTATTCAACTGTGCAACATTATGAAAAAATTGTTACACAATACGATGCATCAACTCAAACCACTACAACCAAAAACATCGTTATTGATGAAGATACATATAACTCATTGGTCATAGGTACTAGCACTTATGTGTTACCAACAGGAAGTGTAACAATCACTACCACAAAGGCTGCTGTAAGTTATTATGACTATGAATTAAATTTAAATGAATCAAAAAGAAGTATTAGAATTTTAAATTCTGCTTATGTTGACCAATTAGAAAAACAATTTACTGATTTGATGGCTGCTTAAAATATGGCTGAAATTGACCAAAATATTTACACCGATGTAGAAAATCCTGGTGCGTATTATCCGCAAGATTATTCTTTAGAATCTATTAATTTTTTAACAGGTTCTGGCCAACGATTTGAAATGAAAAAGTTGTTAATAGAATTATCATATTATGAAGATATCTACAGTTTTTCTGTGTCTGGTTATGTTACGATTGTAGATGCTCAAGGATATATTGAGCTGTTGGATTTGACAGGAAATGAATTTGTTGAAATAATCTTTGCAAAATCTAAAAATGCTTCAAATACAAATAAACAAGTATATCGAGTATACAAAATAGGAGATAGAAAACCTGTTGGTAACTTAAACTCTGAATATTATACTTTTTACTTTTGCTCGGAAGAATTATTATTATCAGAACAA